GGTAAAATTACCCTATTGACAAAAAATCACCCCTATATATAATCAACGCCAAGCCACCGCGCTGACCGTTCTTTAAAAATTTACACCCCTACGCTGCTAGGCGCCTTGCGAAGCGCCGAACGGACTAGGTAACACCCAACAACAATTTTATAAGGAAACATTATTATGACTAATACACTAAAATCAGGATTTTTCGCGAAACTGACCACGCACTATAAAGAACAGTATCACGCGATCGCCGCGGTTTATATCATCGAGTTAGCCCCCCATGAGTTCAAAGTCGGTTACACCGGCGATATCAAGGGGCGCTTAGAGGATTATGCGACTAATACCCCCGCGTTCCGACACTGCATGGTGTTGGAATGCGGATCTGAGGGCGAAGCGTGGAATAGGGAGGGCAACCTGCTAAGCAGGTTGGACGACCGATACAATGACGCTATCGGGGCTATTAACGGGATTATGCGGCTAGAGCATGAACATACCGATAGGAAAACATTGTCTGAAATGTTTACCACCGCCGAAGCGGTGAACTACGAAGTGCTAGCTAGGTTGCTAGTAGAATGATTTATCTAATGGCACTGAACACGGTACTAGCCCTCTTGGGGCTAGTATCCCTTACTTTACTTATAAAAGAATCTAACAAGAGGATTTAAAACATGATTGATACAAGCACAACCCCCCTAGCCGACCGCCTTACTGACCTAGCACAACAAGCGCAACGCGGACGCGTTGACGGTAAACTAGCCGCCGCCGTCAAGATTGAGATGGCGTTAATGGGGGATACCCCTAGCATGGCACCCCCGACCGCCCGACTGGACGGGCTAAAGCAGAACGTAGCAATGGTTCTGTTTCACCTAGGGAATAGCGGTAGCCGCCAACAAGCGGCTATCCTAGGCAAAGCCGCTCAATGGGCTAGGAAGCACAGCCTATAAATTAAACGCCCTAAAACAGCCGTTTTAGGGCGATATCAGGGGGGCGGTTACGAGACTATACCGACCCCAAAACCCCGTACGCCCAACCACACGCGCAACTCAAAGGAATTTTGGATAAAAAGGGTTAAGGCGCTAACAAGCTATGCAAAGCCCGCACAAGACTACACAAACTAAGCAAAGCCCGCACAAGACTGCACAAGACAGCACAGGACTGCACTGGGTTGCACATGTCTGCACCGAAAAAACCACTTGACGCACAGGAATCTCACGCGTATAATAAGAAATAATATTAACTTAAAACCTAAAAATACTGGAGGAACGCACATGGGGTTAGCACTTGAATGCACAGTACTGAAAACGGGCACGCTTTCTGCCGCTAATGGAAATGACTCCCTACAAGTAACAAGTACCGTAGACACAGGTATAAGTTGGGCTAACACAGGCCCTGAGCAAGATGGAGGACCAACAGGCTTATTCAGGGAAATATCCGAATCTTTCTTTGGCATCGCCTTCATGCATATGTACCTAGAACGTTGGAAGAACAATTCCTTTGAACGAGACGATCTTCTAGCAACTTTTGACGTTGGCAGGTACGGTGGTAACGCAACGGACTATCGTGACTTATCTCTACAGAATGACGAAAACTCATCTGCTGGGGCAATTGACGGTCGTTCCTCTGATAACATTGTAGGATATTCTACAGCACAGAATGGTACTTACTATAAGAGTTCTAACTTTCCTAGGCATGATGGCTCTGGGGGTTGGGGACTCCACCACGACCGCGAGGATTTAGTTGTTGGTCAGAATTACAAATATAGATTAAGATTTGAATACGGTATAGTTGTTAGGACTTCATGGCTTGAGCCTTCTTTTGAGCCTGGTATTCCCAATTTATCTGGGGTATATTATGAATGTCCTCTAGCTACTTCTGACTTTACTTATCGCGGCGTTTCAGTATCTGCTCAGTCCTCTGCAGCTATTACTTCTTCTGATTGTATTGGTTATTCTTCTTTTACTAGTAACGTTAATTATTCGCCTTTGCTACTAGATTACATTATATCTGACTTTGCTGGGTTGTCTTCCGACATATACTGCCACCGCCCTACAGTTACTTTCACCGCTCCTGCTGCAGCTAGTACTTTGAACTTCTATATTAACGGTGTGGTTGTTGACTCTGCGGTTGTTACTACTTCTGGTACTACAACCTCTGAAGTAACTAGTAATTCTACTTTGCGTACTAATCAAGAATATACGGTACACCTTGACGGTGCTTCTTCTGTTACACGCGGTACTACTTACAGTTGTAAGGTTAGGGCAATTAAAGCGGGTGATTCATCTACTTATGCTGATAGTAACGATTCTGTCATAACTGTACCCTCTGCGCCTACTAAGGCTACTTTATCAGCTACGGACGGTCAATACGAGGTAGTAACTTGTACTTGGACAGCTAATCCTTCTTACTATTATCAGGTACGTCGTGGTAGCACTGTTATACGAGACTTTTCTCAAGGGATATCTCGACACCAGGATCCCTACGTAGGCTCCGCTACTTATCGTTTATATACCGCTAAGTACGATCCCTACTATGACAATTACTTATACAGCTCTTACAGTACTAATGCCGGTTCTGCCGTAGCAGCGCCTAGTCCTCCTAACTTAGGAGTAACTAACTGTAGTATGTTGATTGAATCTAACCCTGCTAATATGATTATAGGAGCAGACGGTTTATCTGAAGCATCTTTGCGAGGACTATCAGATCCTTACTTTAGTAACTCTGACCAAACAGTATACTCGATATACGAAGAAACCACTACTGGTTCGTTATCTAGTACACTTAGAAGCCATCTAGCTAACAATGCTTATATAGCTGTAGGTATAGACGGCGTAGTTAAGTCCTGCTTAAACCCTGTACTATTAGCTAAACGGCAGTACAGTTACCGACAGTCTGGTATATCAGGAAAACTAACAACTTCGTTAACCCAACGGTTTGATTCCTCTATTGGGGATCACGGATTCGGTAGTTCTGGTTCGCCTTATTTTGATTCAGATACTACCTACTCTAGTCCTAGTGACCAGGTCAAGTTCTATATACTTAATATAGATAAAAATGGTAACTACCAAGCCCCTTCTGGCTCTGCTACCGACATATATATTTCTAATACTATTTTCCGTGTTGGCAACTATAATTACAACGACTTGAAACCTTTGACTACTTTAGGGGTCCAAACGAATAATGCCTCTATAGGTAATAACGGGAACCAGGCCTTAAATTACTTCGACGACATGATACCCACAGGGTATTCTGCTAGTACAGTTAACAATTCCTATTTCCTTGGGGCTGGGGCAGTTGCGCAAGTCTTAGGTACTTCAGGGGGTTCTGGTTGGATGATAGACCCCAACAAGGGTAGGATCTCTAGGAATGTTGGGGGTCAAGAAGTCGATTGGTGGAATGCTGCATCCGGAAGGACTAGGCTATCCTATGACTCGGGGGCTGCCGCTGCCCTGGAAGTAACTAGTGCTGACATGGGCGGGTCTACTATAGATATAAACAATTGGGTAGGTAGCGAGACACCTAACGAGTTCTTGGAGATAGAAAAAACTCTATCTGGGACTAGCACATTAGATACTGCCGCGATACCTGGAGGACACGCTAGTAATTCATTGTACATGCTTATCGTTTCCCCTAAAACGGGAGGTAGCTTGGGTACTTCTAGTCAAAGTACCTCAGTAATATTAACTACCTTAGAGAATAACGTTAGAGAGAATATCGCTACATTAACATTGCAGTGGTCTAGTTCAGACGATGGAGTACTTAGTAGTGGCTCCGGACTGCCAGAGCATACTGTAGAACCTGCCTTTTCCGCAGCTAACGTCACGATAACGCTGAGCGTGTATAGGTCTAGTAATACTTTATATATAGAAAGAGAAGACGACGGAACCTATGTAGGAGCCCTAGGTATAGGAGGCGTTGGGGCTATCGCTCCTCCCGCACCTCCTACTGTTTGGGGGACCGGGGCGTCTGGATACACACATACGTTTAATGGTTTAGACGTAATTATCAGGAGAATAAGATAATGAGCAAGGATTTGAAAGAAACGGGAGGGGTTATAGACCTCTCCCCCGAGAACCTGAAGGTAGTTAACACCTACCTTAGTAGTGGTTTGAGCATTCCTGCTGTTGCTCAAGAGTACAATATACCTGAGCAAGCAGTACTAGACATAGTAGAGTCTAAGGCTTGTACTACGTACATCCATAAGCAATTAGACGCTATGATGTATAAGAAGCAAGACGCAATATCGCAGACCTTTGAGATGATAATTAAGAAACAACTTGAAGAAGCGCAAGATACTGGAGTATTGACTACTAAGGATTTAGTAGAGGTGTTAAAGATTTACGCAGATATTCAATTGAAGATCGAAGCCGCACGAGACAAGCGACAATCTAATAATATATCGGCTAGTCAAACTAACGTAAATATTGGTAATGACGCTATTGAATCTACTGGGATGGCTGCTCTTATGGATAAAATGATAGCAGCCAAAAAGAGTAAAAGAGCGCCTAAAGACATAGATGGTGAGATAATTGAAGGTTAGCAGACCCGACGTACCCTCGGACGTACTCTTAGACTACGGGGAAGATCAGTTCTTAATAGCTGATCTATCCGTAGTCTATGAGCTTGAAGGGTTCGAAATGATCGCCCCGCAGATAGCTCTAGCCAACGCGGTTAATAATCCTAAGTATAGATTCATCACTGGGTGCTTATCTAGACGTACAGGTAAGACCAACTGTGCTAACAGGATTGCCTTCTGTAAGATTTTAGAGCCTGAACGTGCGGTACTAGTAGTAGCACCTAACTTCTCGCTTGCTAGTATTTCCTGGGAAGAACAGCACCACCTTATTGAGCTAGCGGGGCTTAAGAGTGACATTAAAAAGAGCAACACTAAAGACCGAGAAATCTTCTTTAAAAACGGGTCTTTCATCAAACTAGCTTCTGCTAGTAGAATTAACTCTGCCGTTGGTAGATCGTACGATTTAATACTCGGGGACGAGTTCGCGCTAGACAACAGTTTAGGTGATGGTTTTGAAATCCAGTTACGTCCTACACTAGACAAGCCTAACTCTAAAGCTATCTTCATTAGTACTCCTCGTGGTGATAACCACTTCAAGCGGTTCTATGACTATGGGTACGACATTGACCCTGATAATATGGGGCGTAACTTTCCACAGTGGGTTTCCATCCACAGCACGTACGAGGATAATCCTAGGGCTGCAGAGTCTGATATTGAAGATGCTCGTAGGGTTATGTCGACTGCTAAGTTTGCTCAGGAATATGAGGCTGACTTCGTGACCTTTGAGGGTCAGATATACGGACACTTCGATGACGATAACTTGATAACTCGCGCAGATTTCAATGATATGTATTATGACGCAGACTTTGAGCATATTATGGGCATTGACCATGGCTACAGAGATCCTACTAGCGCCGTACTACTAGTATATGATGAAGATCGCCAGATCTATTACTTATGTAACGAATACGAAGAAGCAGAGGGTACTACAACTGCCCACGCTGCTGCTTTCCGTAATTGTATACACGAGATCAATGGCGAGGACGAGCCTGATATTGCATACTGCGATTCTGCTGCAGCACAATTCCGAGCAGACCTAGCTTACGAGCACGAGTTTTCCACTACCAAAGCTAATAAGTCCAAATTAGATGGTATCGCGTACATTGCAGACCTAGTAGCTAGGAAGAAACTGATTATTGTAGATGATTGCGATAAATCTGTACTATCTATGAGAAATTACCGTTGGGATGATAAAGAGGGGTTAGCTGTAGAAAGGCCTAAGCATGATGAGTGGTGTCACCTGGCTGACGCTATAAGGTATGCGGTGTACAGCCACCAAGGTGTCTAAGTGGTATTAGAAAATTTCACTTTACATTCGATTATAATTCCCCTATAATACACATATACATTGAGGAATTATATGGCAGCAAACACGAATAAATTAAAACGTGCGCATATTAAATACATTCGGGATGGTGTTAAGACACATTATCCTGAAAGGGTAGAGTGCGCCGTATGCGGTACCAAAGAAGACCTCGAACTACACCATTACAATAGTGTATCATTACTATTTTGGGCGTGGCAGAAAAGGAAAGGTTACCCCGTAGATACCGTAGACCAGATCATGGACATACGGGATGAGTTCTATGACACATACTGGGACGAGTTAGTAAAGCTAGTAGTTACCTTGTGCGCAAAGCACCATTCCCAGCTCCACCAGATATATGGTCCTATACCTGCATTAAACACTGCTAGAAAGCAGGAACGGTGGGTACATATTCAAAGACGAAAAACCGGCTTAGATCCTACCGATCTGCTAGAAAAAGAACAGAACGAGGATACTGGGGGTGAGGACGTAGTAGAGAAACATGCTGTGGACGATATATATAACCCCTTCTCCTCGCTCACTACGAGTGACGAAGAGATAGCAGATATCTGTCGCTTATGGAGTTAATATGGCCAAATCACAATTACTGTCCTCAATAGCAAAGCTATTTCCAGGACAAGAGGGCATTAGTAATAATCGTACGCGTAACGTATTTCCAACAGCTTATAAAGAAATACAGACTATGGCCCAAGCGTACCAAGAGATCGAAGTATATAACAGGTGCATGAATATAATCACAGACACCTGTTCTCTAGTAAAATACGACGTTAAGGATGCTTACGGCTTCGTAGCTACTCGACCAAACATTAAAAACACTACTATAGATAAGCTTTTAAATTCACGACCTAACCCCTACCAAGATAGGATAAGTTTTTGGTCGGCTTGTTGGATGGATTTCCAACTTCTAGGCGGATTTCTTATTTACTTTGACGGCCACTCTCTATATCATATGCCTATGGCCTATACCGAGATAGTCCGAGGTAAAGAGCAAAGAATAAGTCATTACCTCTATAAAGAGGGTGGAGTAGAGACCCGTTTTAAATTTAATGAAGTAATATATGTCGCGGATAACGGTAACAACCTAGGAGACTACGATGTACTTGGGTATGCGCGAGGATCCAGTTCGGTTAGTACAGCTACTTCTTTAGCCTCTTTAGGAATTTACCACAATAACTTTTTCAAGAACGGCTCTATATTAGGAGTTGTTATCGAGACAAGTGAAATACTATCTAAGCGGCACAAAGAACGTACTGAAGATTATATATCTCAGAAGTACAACCCTAAGAGGGGAGCTTTCAAGCCTATGATATTAGATAATAATATGAAGGCGAAAACGCTTAACAGCTTCACTTTCAGCGATCTAGATTTCAAAGGCTCCAATGACGCGCTAGACGGGAAAGTATGTATGGCACTAGGAGTGCCTCCAATCCTATTAAGTGGTGGTAATAATGCCAACATACGACCTAACGTAGAGCTTCTATTAAACTTCACTATCATTCCTATGGTTAAAAAGTTAGAATCAGCGTTAGAAAGCTTTTTTGGTTTTAATATCCAAATAAGCGTACACGAAGTGCCCGCACTGCTACCTGATCAAGTTACTTACTGGAAGATGGTTGAGAGCGCGGTAAATAATGGAGTGATAACAGGTGACGAAGGCCGAGAAATGCTACGGCTAGAACCACTAAAAACGGAAGAAATGACCAATATCAGAATACCTGCAAATATTGCTGGGTCTGCTACTGGCGTAACCGGGCAAGAAGGTGGGAGTCCTTCATCAGGAGACAAAAATGAATAACTTACTTAATGAAGTATTTGACAAGTATGGGGCGGACATTCCGCTCGACAGGCCAGCTTTTAGAGCTGCAGACGAGCCACTATTCAGACGCATTATGAAATCATACAAAGTATGGTTCCGTTTTACTGCGGCGTATAGAGCGTTCCTACGCAGTACTGAAGCTCCTGAGGCACCCGCAGAAACTACTTTGGAAGAGGTAATTGATGCAGTGGACATTCCAGACGAGGAGCTAGTAGATGACAACACCTCTGATTAGAGACAAAATGAAGGGGCAACTGTTCACTTCTATAACCAAGATCCAGGAGGATGAAGAAGCAGGGGGTATTTATATCGAAGGCTTCGCTAATACCACTAGCAAAGACAGAGCCGACGATATCATCCTAGCTTCAGCTTGGGAAAACGCATCCGCATTAGAGAACTTCCGCAAGAATCCTATTATGTTGTTTAATCATAATTACAACGAACCTTGTGGTACTTTCCTAGAGGTGGAACCAAGAGATAATGGTTTATGGGTACGAGGATTCGTTTCTTCTGCTGCGGAAAAGGTATACCGCCTAGTTAAAGAAGGTATACTAAAAACTTTTAGCGTCGGATTTAGAATACCTAACCATGACGCTATTCAATACAATGAGGCCGACGACGCATGGTTGATAGGCGCATTAGAATTACATGAGATTAGTATAGTCGCAGTACCCTGCAATCAAGACAGTACTTTCTCGGTAGCTAAATCGTTGGGTTACACCCAATCAGAACTTAAAAACTTAAAGGGTATCTCTGAAGAACCCAACGAACCTACTATTATCCATGAGGAGAAACAAATGGAAAATAACCAACTACAAGAGATGATGTCTCAGATACTTGCTAACCAAGAAGCTGTTAAAGCAGCTGAAGAAGCTAATGCTCGCGAAGCTGAAGCTAAAGCACGTGCAGAAGCCAAAGAAAAAGCACTAGTAGAAAGTGTTTCTAAGCGAGTTAGTGCAGAAGCTGCTCAAGTTGTTGCTGAGCTACAAAGCGCAATTACTGAAGGCGAAGCTAAGTTCGCTGAGACTGTAGAAAGATACGATGAAACGATTGCTTCTCTAAAAGACGAAATCAAATCTATGACTTCTACTCCTGCCTTTGCAGGTGGACACACTCCTATCGCGGACGCGGTAAGTGGTCGTGTTCCTACAGCAGCACAGAAAGAACTTGACCTTCTTTATATGGCTGGCGTAGTTAAGGGCACTGATATGAAAAACCTTAAGTCTTATCAGAAAGCAGTTAACTCAATCGGTAATATCGAAGTATCTAGCGATGCTTACGAAACTATCTTCTCTACTAACCTTATGCGCGATATCGAAGCTGAGCTAGTTATTTCAGACATGTTTGAAGTTATTAACATGACAGCACGCTCGCTAACTCTACCAATCCTACCACCAGCAGGAATGGCTAACTGGATTGCAGCAGCAGCTTACAACTCAAAAACAGACAAAGCTCGTACAGGTGACGAACTTGATGTTGCGCTAACAGAAATGACTCTACGCACATACAAGCTAGGTGCTAAAGCATTCTTACCAGAAGAAACTGAAGAAGATACTATTATCACTCTTCTACCTCTTATCCGCGATCATTTGGTACGTTCACACGCTAAGGCACTAGATTACGCTATCTTACGTGGTGATGCAGAAGCATTTACTGGTCTTATTGGTATCGCTAACGCTGACACGGCTGAAAAAGTTACTACTGCTAATGGTAGCACTAAAGTAACTGCAGCAATGTTCCAAGAGAATCGCCGCTTTATGGGCCTACGAGGCTTAGACGCTTCTAAGCTACGCGTACTCGTTTCTTACGATGCATGGTACGACCTACAGGATGACCCTGAGTGGAAAGACGTTAACGTAGTTGGCGACGCTAACGCAATTAAGCTACGTGGCCAAGTAGGTCGCTTCTACGGTATGCCAGTTATTGCAACTGAACACTTCCCTGCAACAGCATTAGACGTTGTGTTCGGTGCTATCATAGACCCAACAGCGTTTAAGCGTACGCAACAGCGTGGTCTTACACTACGTACAGACTTCGACGTAGAACTAGATACAACTGTACTAGTAGCTACTCAGCGTCAAGGCTTCCATAAGATTTGGGACAATGGCGTAGTAACTCTTAAGTACGCAGCAGCTTAATTTATACTTTAATTAACCTATAAGGGCGGCGGGGTAAAACCCCCGCCCTTTTCTCGTTTAGGAGGCTAGATGGATATACTAACATTGGGGCAATACAAAACCTTAACGGGAATTGCTGTAAACAACAATAAAGACGACGATCAATTAAATGCATTAATCACTGCAGCTAATGGATTTGTTTCAGATTTCTGTAACCTTCCGGCGTCATCAGCGCCTGTAAGTGTTATCTACAGAGACAACTCAACGTGTAAAATATACTTAGAATCCTACCCCGTGGCCTCAGTAGACCTAGTAGAATACTACTATGATGACGACCCTGATAATCCCGATGCTCTAGTATTAGGAACTGATTACTTTGTTTCAGAAGATGCAGGCTACGTGCAGCTATACGTAGAAACTACTAATCCTATACGCGTAACCTACACGCCGCAGGACGTAGCAGATCTACCGACTTCCGAAGCCGCGCAGTTACAGATAGCTACTCAGATGTTAGTAGATCACTGGAAGAAGAAAGAGTATTTTGCTAATAGAAGTACAGGGGTACAAAATGTTGCTGGAGCAGGTACTGTGTCTAATATTCCTATACATATTAAGGCCATACTAAACCTACACAAGCGGTATGTCTTATAGGTGGATAGTACAGGGTAGGTCTTTTAATGCCAAAAACCCCTCCCTGACTGGGGAAGAAAGAGACACCATAATGGACAAGAGAGTTGCCTTAGTGTACTATGTATTACAGGGCAGGTCGTACGCTCGTTCAACGGCTAAGGGTGTATCATTAGTACTGGAAAGAAAGGGGATACCTGAGATAGACGGCGGTGATGAGGTTATGGGTAACCTATCCGATGCACTATACGCCCTAACAATAGACAACTTCCTAGACATATATGATGGTGTAGACCTACTGAATGAGCAATCTTTAGTGGGCGTTATAGGAAGGAACAAACCCTTACTTAAAGAATCTTTCGCCAGGGCTAAGAAAACTATATTAGCCTCACTACCTAGTGTAGACCTAGGTGTCTTAGGTGCCTCTAGTAGCCGAGGAGCTATTATAGATGTCAATAGTTTACGAACACGAATACAGGCGGGACTTGAAAGAGAACTAGAAGATTTAATGTCGCGACCAAGGCTTAGAGTGGCCACGGGTAATCTAGACTCAGGTGTGCGTATAACAAACGTTAGCGTTAAGTTTGGTAGAGGCAAAGACCCAAGACCTTCCCTGTTCTTCAATTATACCGTTAGACCTAGACCAATTAAAGAAGGGAAAACTTTTGACTATACTAAATTCGATACCAATAGGCAATTTGACGTACGTTCCTTAATAGCCACAGCTATCGCTAACTTAGCCAAGAATAACCTACAAGCAGGAACTAAGGCCAAAATACTTGCCACTAGGGTAGGTAGCAGCGGCGGCGGTACGAATACTAGAACAAGGAGCATTTAATGGCATCAGCAAGAGCTACAATTTGTAAGGCAATAGCAGACGGACTATTGGCTGATATACAAGGCATTGGTGAGTATAATACCCGCATATTTGAGACACACGTAAAAACAGTACCCCTGGACGTCCTAAATCAGGACAGTATCAGCGTTACCCCCGGACCTGAGACTCGTGAATATCAACCGAGTAATCAGGTCTTTAAATATTTGACAGTCTATGTACGAGTCTTCGTAATCAATGAGGAAGATAACCCCGAGATGGCGCTAGAAAAGTACTTAGCTGACGTGGAACATTGGTTGGACTCTAATAGGCAACTATCACTTCCCACAGACTATAATAACAACCTTCCTGGTGGACTACAAGAGAATACCCTAGAAATAGACATAGAATCAATTTCTACTGATGAAGGATTACTTTTACCTAGTGCAGTAGGGGAGATAACCATTACTGTTACATATACAAACAGCGTATTATGCTAATAAGGAGCAATTATGTCATGTATTAATCTAAGCCGTAATACTCGTGTATTTATCTCAACCGTAAATACTGGGTGGACAGCTACAAACACTTGGGAAATACCCGTACAAGATAACTATGACTTCGGTCAAGATTGGGCTACTACGGACGTAGGACTCAACGAATCGGGTGAAACACCTACCCGTGGTTCTAAGCGATTCAACGACTCACTAGAACCTGCTAATTGGTCTCTGACTACTTATATTAACCCTATCGATGTAGGTGGGGATACCCATGTCGTAGACAAGATCTTATGGCATTCTCTAGTATCTAACGCTACCCCTGACTGGGATAACACATCAACAAGCTCTAGTGCTTATGGAGATGTGACTTCTTTTAAAGTAGACTTCACCAATTCAGGTGTTAACGTGCTACAGAAGTTTTATATTTACTTCCAAGTAGACAACGCTTTCGCAGTATTAGACGGATGTATGGTTGACTCTGTTGAAGTACCTTTCTCTATCGAAGAATTAGGTATGACTAACTGGTCTGGTAACGGGGAAAACCTAACATGGTTATCTGCAGCACCAGCATTTATCGCTGCAAATGACTACACCGCTATCCCTACCATTTCTGGTAGTAACTACATCACAAACAAGCTGAGTACTGCTACTCTAGTATCCGATATCTCTGGTGGTTCCAAGACTTATGAAGTACCATTCACTGGTGGATCTATTACTATTAGTAACAACACTACTTATCTAACTCCTAATACTTTAGGTTCTGTAGATAAGCCTGTAGCTTCGTTTACTGGTGGACTAGATGTTACTGGGTCTATTGAAGCCTATTTACGTACTATTGACACTAAGTTCGGTACTTACGACTTCTTGCAGGACATCCTAGCAGATACTGACAGTATTACCAACTCAGTAGATACCACTATTGTATTAGGCCCTGCAGCGGGTACACGAGTAGTTATTTCACTACCTACAGCCCAATTTGCTGGCCCAAGTACTTCACCAGACGATGTAGTATCTTGTACCCTAGAATTCAAGGGAATCCCTTCAGATCAGTGCTTGGTAGCAGGTGACGAGATCGATTTCGAATTCTTTTACGTAGCGTAGTAATCTATGCTATACTTTAGTAAAGATACTAAGGTATATTTAATAGCAGGGGGTGTGCTTAGGCACATCCCGTCTATTTCCAACATAACAGCAGAAAGCACTTATAGTGCTGACGAGTATACCCGAGCTGTCTTAGGTAATCCTGATTTATCACCGGAAACTACTACAAAGAAGATTAACTCTGGTTCTGTTGATTTTTCCTTCTATCTTGGAAACAATAAGCGGGATATATTGCAGGTAATATTCGCTATGTTGGGGGCCGAGGTATCGGGCACAGCCACTCCTGGAACAGCCAATTATATAAACTTTCCTAGTTTAGATATTGGTACATCCGACGTGGTAACACAACACGCAAACACCGGGGAGTTACTTATTGTTAATGGTTCTAGCATGCTAACGTTACATGATCTAGTATTAACTCAAGTAGACATACCTTTAAAGAAAGACCTGTTTCAAATCAATGTTACAGGAGAATTTTCACACTATACAGCTAGTAGTGCTGGATCTTACACTACCGAAGTTTGGGAAGCCTTCTCCCCTTTACCTATTAAAGTGTCTTCTTCCTCTAACAGGAATTTAGTAGACTCTTGTACGGGTAACATCATAGAAGGGCAACTAACTTATATCAGAGAAGTACAATGGCTAGAAAGGCATACAATAGAAGATGCCCTATCCTCTGATCTGTATAAAAGTAGTGTAGCTATAGGACAGCCTCTTAAGGTGTCTGGCTCCTTTAGCTTCTACTCAGGATCATTAGACCTTAGTAGAGGTACCGAAGAGATACTACTAATCTCTATACTAAGTAAGCCTGAGGATATTAGATTCAGGTTCCCACGAACATTCTACACAGAGAGAATGGATATAAACAGTAGTGCGTATACAAGCACCATAGATTTTAGAGCCAATAGTGGGGAAGCACCTTCTATTGACTTTTCATACATTTAAAATAATATATTAGAGGATAATATAATGAAAATTGCAGATTTAATCACTGAAGACAAGCAAGCTACCTTCGTTTACAACGATACCGATTTCAAAGTCAGACTGAGACTACTTGACACAAAACGTGTTAATAAGATTTCTAAGGTAGCTACTACCAAGCAGTACAACCGCGAAGTCAAGGCGTACTTGGATGAGATTGATCCAGAAAAGTACAATAACGCTGTAGCTGCAGAAGCAATCGTAGACTGGGAAGGCCTTACACTGGACACGTTAGCTACTATCGTACCTATCGCAGAGGAGGACATGGAAAACGCCGCAGAAACTGAACTAGTATTTAGTGTAGAAAACGCACAGGAACTTGTCAACCATAGCCCAGAATTTGGAGCTTGGCTAGTAGAGCGCGTGGTAAGCCTAGACAGTTTTCGTAGCTTATCAGAATGATAGAGCTTTTAAAGAATACGAAAAGTTCTGTAAAGCTGCAATAAAGGGCGATACGAGGGAATTATACCTAGAGTTTTGCGACGCTATGGGAGTCCCTCCCAACCCTGACGAATTACCTCCTGCACTGGAAGACCTAGACTTTAAGTTTAGAACAGCGTTAGAAGTCCATAAGCTGCTACCAGATACTTACATACCCGGAGGCATGGACACTCCAATTTACAAAGGGAAAGATCTATCCCCCTTGGATATGTTGCTTAATTATTACGACGTACCCTTAGTAGATAGAAAACTTATATTTCGTGCTGTTATAGTCTTTGATGGCTTATTAGTACAAGATGGATTTAAGAAAGCCAAAGCCCGAGCAGACAAGGCCAAGAGGTCTAAAAACAAGGGAGGCTAGGATAAAGAATCCTCTGATGCTAGGAAACTAGCATTTTTGCGGGGGCAACCCCGCTTTTTTATATTAGGAGAAAAATATGTCGGGAGTAGGAAAGAACCGCAGACGTACGTATAAGGTTGAGATGCAGGCGCTAGGTGCTGCCGACTTTCAGAAAGCGTTCACGGAGATCAACAAAACCCTAGTAAACATACAGAATAACTCCAAAAGAGTTGAGCATTCCATAGCTAAAGGCTTAGGTAAGGCACTGAAAGCGCAGACGGCTGAAACAAAAACTAGTAATGATTTACTACGTAAGATGTCAGCGGCATTAGATAACCAAACAAAGGCCATGGACAGGCTAACTAAGGCCACTCACGGAAATGGTGCAGCCCTAAATGAATTAATAGATGCAGAAGCAGAGCACATTAACATCAGTGCTAAAGGTAATAAGGGGCGTAAGAAAACCCGTAAAGCAGTGCAAGGCAATACTGTAGCCATTAAAGACAACACCGTTGCTGTAACGGGTAATACTGCGGCTATAGGCAAGGCAGGGGATGCGTACAATAAAACTGCCAAAGGTGCTGAGCGTCTTAGTGCTGGAGCAGGCTCAGCAGGTAGAGCCATGGCCGACTTATCTATATCATCGGGCCCCCTGGTACGAAGCTACGCTTTGATAGCTGCTAACTTCTTCGCATTGCAGCAAACTGTGTCTGTACTAATGGAAGGTGAGCAACTATTCAAGTTGGAAAATAACTTAGCTAACATTGGTAAAACAGCAGAACCTGTATCAGCCCTGGCTGTTAGTATGCAGGCATTGACTGCAGGGGCGTTATCGTACCAAGACGCTTTAAGACAATCGGCACGTGTAACAGCATACGCGTTTTCTTCTGAAGAATTAGAGAAAATGACTGTAGCAGCACGTAGGGCCTCTATTGCTTTGGGTATCAACCTGTCAGACGCTATGGATCGTATTATTCGTGGTGTTCAGAAGCAAGAAGTTGAGGTACTTGATGAAATCGGTGTTGTTACTAGATTAGAAGTAGCTTTCAAGAGGTTCTCGGAGGAGAATAACGTAGCTGTTAAGGCTATGACGGACTCTCAAAGAAAGACAGCTCTTTTAAACGAAGTTTTAAGACAAACAGAAAGCCAATTTGGTAACGTTAATCTAGAAGCAGGTTTAATAGAAAAGACACTTAGTAACTTATCAACTACTGTAGGTTACTTAACCAAATCTATAGCTGAGTTATTAAACGCAGGTGGTCCTGTGGGCTTAGGCGCGGCTATAACTGCACTAGGTGTTGGGTTAACCTCTGCTACGGCCACTAAGTCTAAGAACGCACGCGTAGATAAAATAAGAAAGGCGAGTAATTTTTCAGCTGTGGGGCCTCAAATACCTTCGGGGACAACACTATCTGGCATGGACAAAGCGTTCGACATAGGTACTGCCAAGCTGGATAAGCTTACTAAATCTTCTAACAAAGCAAGTAGGGCGTTAGGCTTTGTAGGTAAAGGTTTCCAAGGCCTGGCTAGACTACTGATGGCTAACCCTATAGGATTATTTATCACAATAGCTGTAAGCTCCCTAGTAGCCCTTAGCGGCGTGATGGCGGAGTATGCAGAGAATAAGAACTTAATGAAAGCCGTAGAACGAGATATAAAGGGTATGCATGATTTGGGTGCCGTTATAGACAAGACGGATAGCCAACTAAGAAAATACGTTACTTATGCCGTATCCTTATCGGATCAGGCAGATGGTCTCTTTCTGCGAGCAATTTTGGGTAAAGATGGAGTAACCTCACTAAAGACAGCAGGTAAGGCAGGAGAGGACTTCTTAAAAGAAAACAAAAAGCAACTCGAAAGACTGGCTACCTTAGAAGGTACCTTCGATGTGCACAAAAAGTACTCCAAGGAAATAAGGGAGCATAGGAAGGAATACTATGCTCTACGAAAGGAAGTTGAGAAATCTATAACGGCATTTAACGAACTTAATGATACTGAGATTGAACTAGACACCACAAGGGCCCTAGCTAAGAAGGGGCTACTAGCGCTTGCTATGGCAAAGCTTGAAGCGTCTAATCTACTTTTTAAAGATATAGATGCCATGAAGGTATTTAAGGCCCTACAGGCGGAAGCAGCATTGGCTACTAAGGATACGTCTAAAGCCTTTTCTGACTACTCTAAGTCTTTGGAGGTCAAGACGGGTTTGGAGTCTTTAGTTAAGCTAAGCTCTGAGGCTACTAAGACTTTGCGGGCGCTGAAAGATGCTACCACAGAGCACACTGACGTACAAAAAGACGCAGCCAATAGCTTCAAGGCATATGCCAAATCTCTAGGAATAGCTACAGACATAGATTCTATACAGGAATTTTCTGATAAACTCCAACTACTCCATGAGCGTACCAAGGCTTTGAAAGACTTAGGCAATATACACAAACTAAATCAGCAGTTTGATAGGCTAGATCCTTCCCGAAGCCGAAAAGCCGAGGACGCCGCCTTAGCAAACCGCAAAGCATATTTAAAGGCTCAGCTAGACATCTTTCATGTAGAAATGAATACTAAGGTACTATCCGCAGAGGCAGCGAGGGCTAAGGCCCTTGAGTTGGGAATAATTAACGCAACCATAAATGCCGACGAAGAAATCTTAAGACTAAATAGAATTAAGTCAGACACCTTAGCCGAGAATAACCGGTTACACACCCTAGCATTAAATGCGCAAAATAATCTATTACCTATAATAGGTAAGCAGACAAACGCTGCTCAGGCAGAACATAGGATAGCCCTAGACAAGCTAGCTATGAAGAAGAAAGAGCAGGATCTACTGGCACAAAAGGATACTATGGAGGCCACCGCGTACGCCCAAGCACTAACAGCTTTAGAGATCGACAAAGAGCAGCTAGAGATTACGAACAAACGTGTTAGAGCACAGGCGGCATTTAACGACTTACTAGCTCAGCAGGCTCAGGAGATGGCGTTATTTAATGCTGCTTCTGGGTTAGCTAATGATAAGATCTCACAAAATGCTACACAACGTGATCGAGGCAGACTAGGCTTCAGCAATAACAACCTGTTAGCTACTGATACTAGTGCTGCGCAACACGCCCTTACCCAGGCTTCAATAAATACCCGAGGAGCCCATTTACAAGCCCAACTAGACACTAAGGGTATAAGTCCGGCTTTACAAGCGGAGCTAATTCATAAACAAGCCTTATTAGCTGTAGAGCAAGCAAGGTTGGATATTCAGAAGGAAGTATCTAAGGAAGACCAAGTAGCCACACAAATAGATCGAGTTAAGTCGGAGATGGGTAACATATTCCAACTAGACGAGGCCGGTGGTAGTGTACTATCTGGATTAACAGATCTACACGGGGCTTTATCAAACCTATCTGACATAGACCTTAGCACAGTGTTTACTACAGGAGCCAAAGGTATGGACGTACTAGCTTCGGGACTAAAAGCAGGTGCTAGCATTATGTCTGGGTTTAGTAAGCAAGCAGCCGACGATATTCAATTCCAGATAGACATGGAAAAGAAGCGGGATGGTAAGTCTGCTGAGTCTCAGAAGAAGATTGCAGCTCTTGAAAAGAAGAAGATGAAGGAGATGCAGAAAGCTAAGCTACAGCAAGCAGTTATGGCTACTGCAGCAGGTATAGCCGAGTCGCTTTCATTGCCTTTCCCAGGAAATCTAATCATGGCGGGTATAGTTGGGGCTATGGGTGCTGTTCAGATTGCTCAGATAAAGAAGAAGGGTGCTCAAGAAGCTGCCTTGGCTAACGCAGGCGCAGGTTCTGACCCTATGAAACTATCTTTGGGCAAATTAGATCGACAGGTTGATACCAAAAATCAAGCTACTGGCTCAGAGCTAGATTTGTTACGCGGTATGAAGCCTGGTAGGTCTACTGGTGGTGAGATTATGCCAGGACACGGCTACGTAGTAGGCGAGAATGGTCCGGAGATCGTATCTCCCTCAATACCAATGACTGTGCACAGCGCAAGTGACTCCGAAAACATGGGTATGGGTGGAGGCATAACGCTCGCACCCGTAATAAATACGTTAGACGCACGCTCTTTTGCAGATCGAATCCCTGAAGTTTCTAGGGAATTGGTGGCCGCACTTGAGATGGAGCTAAACAACAAAGGAATATCTCTTAACCAGTTAAGAAGGTAACATGTAAGGGGCTTTATGCCCCTTCTTTTTTGTAGGGATAAAATTAACTTGACAATTCAAAATATCTATAATATACTAAGGTAATATTAATGAAAATGTAAGGAGAAGATATGGCAACTTTACCAACTGGGCCCGGATTCACGAAGGCCGACCTTAGACCAGAAGAAAAATATATGTCTAGTAATTTGAACGATTTGACTACCCAAACGGTACAAGTTGTTGATCCTGTGTGGTTGGTGGACGTAAGCTACCCTGAACTAACCATCTCAGAGGCTAGAGAGCTTATACCATTCTTGTTCGGACTCAAGGGGAAACAGACCCAATTTGAGGTTATACTACCTCAGTACAAGGCACCTAGGGCGGGTAGTATTGACGCCTCCGCCTGTTCCGTAGCCGCAGGGCAGACAGGCAATCAGCTTGTAATAACCGACTGGGATCTAGCATTACGTACAGGAAACCCACAACCTGGGGATATATTCAAACTATCCGGCAGTAAAAAAGTATATATGGTACAGGCCGTAGATACTACGGTAGGTAATCAATTAACAATAACAACCTATCCGTCACTTATTACACCCACATTAGTAAGTGACGTAGTAGAGTTTAACAACGTAAAAATATCCGTTAGACTCAGCACAGAGCAGCCGCCTACGCCCTCGATAAACACTCGCGGTGTGTACAACGCTATGTCTCTTAGTATGAGAGAAGACTTAACAGAATGAGCAATTACAGAGGACTTTCAGTAGCAGGACAATCTTACCTAGAGAATAATAGGAACTTCAAGATTGCGCACCTAGTGCGTATAGAGACAGCGTCGTCGACTCCAGCTAATAGGAGCTACTATACAGTGACCGACAGTTCTCAGGCTATAAGATTTATACCACAAGACGGGGTGACAGCCTCGGAAGAAGAAGTATACCTACCAGGCAGACTGACTCGGCTAGGTGACATAACCGAAGTCATGGGCTTAGGTCTCCACAAGGTTAGCTTAGAATTTAACGGCGTTATGCAGGAAGAAGTAGATAAGGCCGTAATACCTAACAAACAAACAGGCAATGGGCTAGAGCAGTCGTACCTAAATAAGGCAGTAAGAATATACCGTATCTACTTAGATCCTGCTACTAATCAACAGGTAGACGTTACCGGAGTTACCCCTCACGCAGATAACACTACTATAACTTCAGAGCCTTTAATATTATTTGAAGGGGTAGTTAGCGGTATAGACATCAGAGAAGACATATCAGGAACTCCTAGTATTACTTGGCAGGTAAGTAACCACTTTGCAGATTTTAACAGGCTGAATGGTAGGATTACTGATGACGCCACACATAGGGCTCTTAACTCTGAGGGAGTGTCCGCAGACGCCGTCAAATCTCCAGGATACGCAACAGACCTAGGCTTTGCTCACGCTAACCAATCTATATCTGTACTAGCCGAGTATACTACTATCGAGAAGGCTTACCGCCTTAAGAAGAAGAAGAAATGGTTTGGTCTATATACTTCTTATAAGATGGAAGAGTACGAGGAAGAAGTAGACAAAGAAGTAGATTTAGAGTTCCATTTGTCGGCCAAAGCACTCCCTACAGTATATGGTACTAGAAAGATTGAAGGTATCCCAGTATTTGTTGATACATTGGCGAACGACCCTTCTATAGTCTACGTAGTATATGCGTTCTGTGAGGGCGAGATCGAGGGCTTCTTAGATTTCTATATAGACGAACAACCAATTATATGCACCCAAGCACTGGATAGTAATGAGCGCCAGTGTTTGGGTAATGCTCAAGTAGGCCACACAGTACACGACCAAGCACAGCTAGGTACGTTAGAGTACCCAGGGCCACCTACTTGGCCTTACCCCACGGGAGCCCCTACACAACATGGTAGACAGTACCTATATGAGGATGCTCAAGGTAAGTTGGAGTTCTGGACGTACCATGGAACTTCGGATCAAGTGGGTGCTGAGCCTTTAGTAACAATAGCTAATGGGCCTAAGTTTTTCCGACAACCTACAGGTGCTAATACCTACTGGACAACGGATCACAAACTCTTAGATACCGCCTACATAGTTATGAAGGTAGAACTACAGGACGGGGATTCAGGGCGCACGGATATCCCACAACTTAGTGTAGTAGTATCAGGTAGAAAGACCAGAGTATGGTCAGACGCTGTCACAAGCAGTGTGGACAAGACTACTAGAAACCCTGTGTGGCAGGTGTTGGATTACGCTACTTCCCCTATATTCGGGGGCGGGATCTCAAGGGACAGCGCCCTAGGTAGTATAGATATATCAAAATTCAATATAGATAACTTATTGGATGCCGCGCAGTATTACGACCAGACACCTAGAGATAGTGGGAATAATCTAACTTATGACCCTAACTTCTGCAAGTATTGGAGATACTTGGGCTGGGAGCAACAAGCAGAGTCTGAAATGGCTTTAGTAGAGATGAACTCTATAACGCCCAATGATAAGTCTGTGTACGATAACTTAACTAGTTTATCTGATCAGTGTGACTTAAGTATAGTAATGTTAAACGGTAATTACTATATGCTTCCTGAAAGGGATACTCCTGCTATAACCCATTTTGATTTTTCGGAACTTATAGGTGCTATATCAGTAAAAGACAATACCGAGAAAACCAAAAAGAACAGCATTAGCGCTAGCATTACCGATCCAGCCCTTGGGTGGAAAAATAATTCGGTAACATTCTTTAACTCTGAGTATAAAGACGCTGACAGTGGTATAGACAAGAAAGGCAACCTTAGATTCAACCACATAACCAATTACTATTGCGCTAGGAATCTGGCAGACTTTGAACTGAAGAAGTCAAGATTCTCTAGAGAGGTTAATTTTGTGGTAGGGCAAAAAGGTATGCTACTATACCCTACGGCTATATTTACACTTACATACTCTAGATTTAACCTAAACAATACTAAGTTTATGGTACAGGAAGTAAGGCTGCGTTCTAACGGGACAGTAGAAGTATCTGCCAAAGAATACGACCCTACTATACACTCACTAGACCACGGGCTTAATAGTATTGAAATAGATAACGTAGCTCCAGTAGTAAAATCCGTTGCTCCTCCTAAAAACTTAACTATAGCTAATTTAGCTGACCCAGACCATAATAATACATTGGTACCTACACTAACGTGGGACGCCTCTATAACTAGAGAAGTTACGCACTACCAGGTTTGGGGTGTGGGTGAGGTGACTGGTAATACAACTATATTTGCTGAACTAACAAATACCTCAGGGTCGTATACCAAAAGGTTTTACAACTTAGCGCCCGATACCTATAGGTTTTATGCGCGAGCAGTTAGCTCTCAAGGAGAATTTAGTAAGGTAGTAAATACGGATGCTAACCCGTTAATTATAACATCAACGCCGTTACCTAACGTAGCTAATCTTAGGATAGAAAACATAAGTCCTATAGACCCTACAGTATGGTACGGCCCAGACCTACAAGTAGCGTGGGACGGAGTAGAAGACACCGTTGCAAATGCCGACTTAGTAGAAAATTACATAATTCAAATAAGAACAGGTGGGGACGTAGACATTGGCCCTGAGATAATCTTACCTAACACAGCAGAGTCCTACTCATTCACTTTAGCTAATAATGTGGCACTATATGCCGCTGAAAATGCGGGTGCTGTGGGGGTTTATAGAGACCTTAAAGTGGCGGTAAGATCTGCAGGAACAGACAGTGCTAACGTTACATCACCTTGGACAGTAGTAGGATAATATGTTAAACAATCAACCACCAGTCCCAGTCATAGTTACTAGTATACCCGCGTACACCCAAATATACATTAATCACAGTGATTTGGGTGCTGCGGCGGATATTGACATACGCGGTAGGGAATATGACATATGGGAAACCGCAGACGAGATAGGTACTAAAGTAAAAGTATCTGTAGATAATATAAATGAAAATTCCTACACCTACACAGGTTTAACCCCTAATACAGGATACACTGTTAAGATGGGCTACTACGATGAACTTACTTCAGCAGCCTTGCGTGCTGCCGAAGTAGGGATCAGTTACGGAAGCCCCGTAGGACTAAGCACACTAGAAAGACCCGGCATAACTGGTATAGTAAATCAGGCAAGCTTCGTAAATGTGGGTACTGCCCCTAGTAAGGTGGTTGTGTCCTATACAGGTACAGCTGACGTTTACACCCTAAGTGCTCAAGAAGTAGGCTCGGGAACGGGCTTCCTGCGAATATTCGAGGGATATGCTGACGGTGGATTTATCGAGATAGACTCGCTACCACCTGGGCACTACGACTTTAGGTTAACTGGTCGAGTAGAATTTCCTGATGGTAGTTCTGAAACCTCAGCCCCTTTTACAGAAACACGACACACTGTAGAGCAAGTTAGTTTAGCGCCTGCAGCACCCACCAATATAAATTACAAGTCGTTGTTTATCTCAGATGGTATAGGGCATTATAGCCTAGAGCTTTCTTGGGATTGGGCAGTAGGGCAAGGTGGTGGATTGCGAAACTTCCAAATAGAATATCAACCAGTAGCCGCAGCCTACGCAGGGGACGGCTCTGATCTAAATTGGACAGACACAGTAGTTTCGCAGGTAGCTACTACTGATTATCGCATAGTGCTTCCCGACTTTCCTTTAAACATAAAACACGCCTTTAGAATACGTACAAATTCTTGGGGTGCAGAAACTGACAACTCAAAGTGGTCTACTTGGCTTTATGACGTACACACTGTAACCTCTGCTGATGCAGAAACGTACAGTAGTTCTAAAATGCTTATAGACCCTTCCGGCATATACGCCTTCGACCTAGACATAAATAATGTTGGTAAATCTATTACTTTTTCTCTTGATGCTAACACTGGTACTGCCAACTTTGGTAAGATCACCGGGGATGGAAATATTCCCATATCTATCGATGGTACTACGGGCGTACTGGAGGTGTCTGGAGAGGTTATTACCAATACTATTACTGCCGCGAACTATGAAATGGGTTGGTTGGGTGGTGCTCCGCCACAGTTTAAAACAACTAATAAGACAGGTTATAATGATGGTAACTCTGGTCTTTGGATGGGTTACACCTCCGCAGATAGTAACACAGGATTTAAACTTGATTTGGGGACATCGACGCAGTATCTTAGGTGGACAGGTTCGGGCTTACAAATCTCCGGACAGGTCACCGTTATTGATCCAACAGGGACGGACCCTGATACTAGTTTAGGTGACTTAGTAGCAGGTGCTGTTGCGGGACAACAAGGTAACGCTACCGTCCTTTGGTTTACTAGAACTAACACTGACATAGCGGGTCAACATCCTAGCAATTCGGGTAGTAACGAACCGACAGGCCCTTCTAGCTTAGTCTGGTATAAAGACCCTAGCGATGCTCCTATTGGTAACGGTAACTTATGGATGACCACAGGTATCCAAGACGCCAACGGGGACACCCTATTACTAGACGGTACTAATTACTGGTCTGGGGCTATAGAAGTAGCAGGACAGGCAGGGGCTGACGGTAATATTTATACTAATTATTACACCAGATCTGCTAGTGATCCTGCATATAATCCTTCAGGATCAAATCCAGGAGTTAACTGGGTTAAAGACCCTGCTACTACTGTAGGCAATGACCCGTTATGGTTATCTACAGGACTTATGAACGCAGTTCAAACTGGGCTTGCTTCTGGCACATGGAGTGCCCCTGTTCAGGTATCTGGGCAGGACGGAGCACCAGGTAACTCTGGTACAGACGGCAATTATAGAGAGTTCATCTTCAAGTACGCAACCTCTACGCCTACAGACCAAGAGCAAAATATCAGTATTCCTCCTAGTGGTTGGACTACTGACTCTGGTTCTATAAGTAAGCCCACAGGCGCACATAAGTTATATATGGCTAACGCTGTTATATCTGGGGACACAGGACTTATAATCCCACAGAACGGTAAGTATTGGACTTCTGCAGCAGAGATTGGTGGGGAAGACGGTAGCACGGGGCCAGCAGGTATATTCCGTGACGTTATATTCCAGTGGAACACTTCTACTACCACTGCACCTGCCTTGCCCGTAACGGCATCAGCCTTGGGTAGTTGGCAGAGTACCCAACCTGACCGACCAGGTGAGGGTTACTATTTATGGGAGACCCAAGCTTGGATAGATCCTACTACGGGTAACTTTGCTACGGGTAAACCACAGAATTGGGATACAGCAGTACGTGTAACAGGGACAGACGGGGTGGACGGCAACGACGCTGTTAATTCCGCTACTATATTCTTATTTAAGCGTAGTACTAGTGACACCACAGCACCCGCAGATCCTTCTGGAACTATAACATATGTTTATAGCACTGCTGCACTTAGTGGTAGTTTTAATGGTTGGACAGAGGGAGTACCCGCAACTGGTGGCGACCATTTATGGGTTATAACGGCTCATATTGCCACCAATGGTGGTAGCAGCGACATTGACCCTTCAGATTGGTCAGATGCTAACCTACTAGGTACTAAAGGTGCTACGGGTAGTCCTGGTTCTGACGGTGCTGACGCTCTACAAGCCGCACCTGCCTACGTGTACAAACGTACTAATACGTTAAGCGTACCAGACGGGCCTACAGGAACATTAACCTATAACTTTACAACGGGCTCATTTAATGAAAATAATGGCCACTCGGACTATAACGGGTGGAGCAAGACTCCCCCAGATAAGTCTGGTGGCATATACCTATGGTTTGCAACGGCCTCCGCAACAGCAACTGCTCCTGCTACTACAGATAATATAGGGTCAGGTGAGTGGTCTACCGCACAGATCTTAGCACAGGACGGTGTAGATGGGCAAAGTGGTGCTGATGGCCTTCAAACAGCCATAACTTACGTGTATAAGCGGTCAGCCAATGCCTCTGTCCCTACAGGACCTAACGGTGATTTGACCTATACCTTTGCTACTAAGGCTCTTTCAGGTACCAATTTCAATGGGTGGACTACTACCATACCAGCACACTCTGCGGCACTACCTTATTTATGGGTAGCAGCAGCAACAGCTTCTGCGCCCGCAGGTACTGCTACTGATACTATTGTATCAGGAGATTGGGGTATTGCGGTTATGTCAGTAGACGGAGCTGACGGTGCTGACGGTGCAGATGGCACAAATGGTACTGATGGTAATGATGGGGCTCCTGGTACAAATGGTACCGATGGTAGTGATGGGGCTCATGGTATAAATACAGCAACAGTATATTTATATCAGAGAAGTTCCAATGGTACTACTTCGCCCACGTTAGTAAATAATAGCACTACGTATACATTTAGTACTAAGACATTGACCGGTAGCTTGGATGGTTGGTCTACTACTATACCTTCGGCTGCTGGGGCTAAATACTTATGGGTTACTACGGCTACTGCTGCGTCCTCTAGTAGTACTGATACTATTTCTGCTGGAGAGTGGTCTGCCGGGCAGGTACTTGCAGCAGACGGACAAGACGGAGCACCTGGAGCAGACGGACAAGATGGAGCACCTGGAGCAGACGGACAAGATGGAGCACCCGGAGCAGACGGGGCACCTGGAGCAGACGGACAAGACGGGGCACCTGGTATAAACACGGCAATAGTATACTTGTATCAGAGAAGCTCTAATGGTACCACATCACCTACTTTGGTGAATAATAATACTACGTATACATTTAGTACTAAGGCCTTAACTGGTAGCTTGGACGGTTGGTCTACCACTATACCACCAACAACAGGGGGTAAATATTTGTGGGTTACCGCGGCTACAGCGGCAGCCTCCACCGCTACAGACACTATTACCCCAGGAGAGTGGGCTGCGGGACAATTACTTGCTACCGACGGTAATGATGGCAATGACGGTAATGACGGTGCTCCCGGTGCTGACGGCAATGATGGGGCCCAAGGACCACAAGGAATAAATACGGCCACAGTTTATCTCTACCAGAGAAGCTCTAATGGTACCACATCACCTACTCTGGTGAATAATAATACTACGTATACCTTCAGTACTAAGACGTTGTCAGGTAGCCTGGATGGTTGGTCTACTACTATACCCTCCGCGGCGGGGGCTAAGTATTTATGGGTAACAACAGCCACCGCTGCTTCCGCTAGTAGTACTGATACTATTTCCGCCGGAGAGTGGTCTGCAGGCCAAGTACTTGCTGCCGATGGTACAGACGGCGCTGATGGTAACGATGGGGCTCAAGGACCACAAGGACCACAAGGGAATCAAGGACCACAAGGGAATCAAGGACCACAAGGGAATCAAGGACCACAAGGACCACAAGGACCTCAAGGGCCTGGAGGTGCTTCGGGGGCGGGTTGGTACTCTTATAACCGGGGTGCAAGCGGCGTAACAGGTTCAGGATCTAATTACAATACCTGGTTTACCGCCGCCGCTGGGAGAGCCCCTGTAGAAGGTGATATCCTAACTATTTATAATAATAGTAATGACACCAATGCTGTTCGAAACACCGGAACAGTTACTAGTTGGACGGCAGCATCCTTCTTCTTAGAAGGGGACGCCATCATTGACGGTACCTTAGCAGTTCAGAAGCTGCAGGCTAATACAGCACTTATATCCGCACTAGAGACCGATGTTATTTATAATACAGGAGGTTCTTCTGGTAACTACACAATGAAGATTGACCTAACAAATGGGTTGATACATATTAAATAGGTAAAAACATGACAGCAGCAGTTCACGATATTATAATCGAAGAAGGTGCCACTTTTAACAGGGTTCTAACAGTACGACAGGCAGCTATTCCTGCTGACCCTGCCACAGGGTCTCCTGAAGTACCCGCACAGGCGATAGACTTAACAGGATATACGGGTAGGGGAGAGATTCGAAAGGATTATGTAGCTGCCAGCCCCGTGCTAGAAACCTTCACTATTAACATTACAGACGCCGCTAATGGCGTCTTTAAAGTGTCCTTAACAGCAGCACAAACGGCTTCACTAGTATCTGATGCTACTAGGGATGCTGATTACTACTCAGGTGAGTTTTCTGATGTGGATAAGAATGTTCAGATAGGGTATTACGACATAGAGTTGGACGACGGCACGGGATTCATAACTAGACTGATTAAAGGCCGCGTGTACTTCTCAGACGAAATAACTAGATAGGGGGTTACATGACTATAGAAGTAGTAATTCAACATCCCATACTATCAGACGCGTTCTTAGTTAATAACCCTGACATTGCTACTACTGGAGTAGACGGTACTACCATCGAAGTAGAGGTTCGTGATGAGCCTCTACACTCTGTAAGGCCATTAGAAATCGTTATAACTGACGACCACGATTTGTCTTGCTTATCTACTACAGTGTCTTTCGGTGCAGATACCGTTGAAGTAGTCTGGGCCGAGGGATTGGATACTACAGCAGGGACTATCTTAATAGATACAATAACCTTAGTAGAAGAGGGCGAAACTATAGAAGTAGTTTCTGAAGTAGACTTTTTAGGGAATACGCTCTCTGGCGGTGTGGAAATCGTAGTACAAGAAGAATTTTTAGGTCAGGCAGCATTGGCTGAAACAACCAATGTAATAGTCGGAGTATCAATGGGGGAGTATCTAGCAGCTGCGGCTAGTAATGTATCTTTTGTGGCACCCGCAGGCACAGCTTTTGGATCCCCTACTAACGCACAGACGGCGCTCTCTGCCCTATTTAACAACTCTTACAGCACATCAGAGGTAGACGGACTGATAAGTAATCTCAGCTTAGAATATCTACCTATTACTTGGACACCTACTTGGTCGCAAGTACAACATAAGCCTACAGAATTTACCCCAGAAGCCCACTCGCATACGTACCTAGAGGTTGATAGTTATCACGGTAACTTTGGTAACTCTTGGACTTCGTTTGGTGAAGGCATAGTATTTTCACCCATAACGGCTGCTTTAGGGGGTGGTGTAGTTAACGGCGTACAACTATCTGGATATGACTTAGATAGCGGTACGGGGTTCCAAATAGGCTTAGGTAATGGTACTGCAGCCTTCCGACAATCTGGTGACAGCACCTGGTACTCATTAGCTACCTTAGATGACCTAGCTAATATATCATTAGCAGACTATCTACCCGTGGCAGGTGGCAGCATGTCAGGTGACCTAACAGCTCCAGGTATAACTGCTAGTTCTTTCATAGGACTAAGCAGTACAGCAGAATCTACACATAACTTTATTTTCAACCGCCCAAATAATTCAGCAGTTACAAACTCAGTAGCCACTTCCGCACAAAGGCCTATCACGCTAAGTAATGGTACTACTAATGGTGAGATATTTGAGGCTTGGATGCCTCTGTCTGGTAACTCAGGAGGCTACCTAAACTTCTTCTTGACACCCACAATAAATGGTGTTAATATAGTAACAAGTGATGACTTACCAGACCTAACAAACTATGTCACCACAAATACTGTCCAGACAATTACAGCCGGTAAGACTTTCAGTGATAAAACTAACTTTGCAGGTTCCGTGTATATGGAATCAGGGCATACTATGTTCTTCAAACCCGCACCTGCTGTCGTAGACCCTAACTATAGCAGAGAAGGAAAAATATATAACTTTGCAGACTCTGGCAGATCCTCTTTATTAGTAGAGGGGGACTATTCCGTCCGCATGGCTACCTTTACAGGGCTAGGTGGACTTAGTATCTTTGACGGCTTGGCCGCATTTAATCTAAATGGTGCTTCCGATGTATTTGAAGTACGCCCAGGAAGAATAGAACTACTTAATGGTGCTTCCGATATTATAATAGATAATGCTTCAGGACTACTAGGTACCAAAACTAATGGGCAGGCTCTGACAATAAGGGCGGGTACTACCGATGCCCAGATCCTAATGGACTCATTAGAGATCCGATTAGACACCCCTCTAACGTACTTAACGGGGGATTTATACGTAGCAGGTACCACTACTACAGTAAACTCTGAGCAGTTAGCTATTGCGGATAATATTATAACTCTAAACAGTGACTTCACTACGGGTACTCCTGTAGAGAACGGTGGTATAGAAGTTCTAAGGGGCGACGCAAGTACGGCTCTTCTTCAATGGAACGAGAGCGTAGACCAGTGGGAGATAGGAGTAGCTGGATCTTTATCGGAGGTAATTACCGCTGATTCTCTACTAGATTACGCCAGACTGAGCATAGACAATGAGTTTCTAGGAACCAACAGTTTCCGTGGGGGCGTAGAGATAGGGTCAGACGCTACAAATCACCCCCGAGTTACCGCATCCACCACTACTAATATATTCGCTTTAGCACCTAGAAACCCTGCTAATGATGATTGGTTGTGGGATAAGGAGTTTGGTTATGACGCTGTAACTTCCAAGTGGTTTTTTGAGACCGACGTGTTAGTTAATGGTTTCAATGCGCTAAACGAACTATCGGGTATCAGAGTAGCTGATGTTTCATTAGACAGCGTCACAGCAACGCCTACAGGAACTTGGGGAGTGCCGGGAATCTCGCTAGGTACAAATACTACGGGATCTACAGGGTTCCCGACCGAGGGAGGATTAACGTATAACTTCTGTAGTGGTAATGGGGCTGGTGCCTCCTCTTACGGAAGGATGTTTAGCCTATATAAGCCTAGTGCTGTAGACCAGTTGCATTTCCGAGGGTTAGACGCTGCGGGCACTCCAGGCAACTGGAACCGTATTTATATGGATAACTATCACCCTGAAGCAGATAAGTTAACAACTCCTAGAACTATTAGTTTGTCAGGGGATGCTACTGGGTCTGTTCAGTTCGATGGTAGTTCTAATGTAGACATAGCCGTAACCGTGTCTGGGGGCGGGGGCGGCTCGGCAGACCTAACCGACGTAGTCGTTCTACAAAACCCTACTCTAGAAATGTTCCAGAGGAATAAGCTAGTAGGTACAGGTGTAACCCACATGGCTGTTAATACTACAGAAAGAAGTTATGTTAATAAGACAGGGTTTACAAAAACTAACCCTGCAGGGAATATCCCTGAGCTTGCCGACGGCTTCGAGATCCTTGCTAGTGCATCTGGTGAAATAGTTAATGTAGACGTAAGTGATGGGAACATGATAGACTTCACGCAAGACTATAGCATAGTAGTACGGTTCAAGACAGGTCAAACCCTAGACACAGTATTTCGTAGGGTTATAAATTTGGAGGAGTCTTGCAGGATTTACGCCAAAGACGACGGTGGGGGTACCATACTAAGGTTCGTAGTCAAAAAATCTGACGACTCGTACGAAGGACTAGATCTAGCACCGCTAGGGACTAATATAAATACTCTGGCTACTTATGTTATTACTTATGATAGTGGGACTAATACTTGGACCACGTATAGGGATGGTACCCAGGTGGATACCGAAACAGGCGGGTTAGCACCCCGACATAACGTAGCGCAAAACGAGCCTGGAATATTAGGTTTAGCACAAACCTCCACAGGAACAGCTACACTAGATTGCGTATTCAGACACTTAGCATTTTATGACAGTGTCTTATCTGCAGATGCTATATCTGCTTTATAGAGGAAAATATATATGAATTTTGTTGAAATTCTGGCGGGCGGTACGCTTGTCAGCCTTGTTCATGCCCTAGTAAATTTTGGTGTGGTACTACTATGTTTACGCGGATTGGATAAACTTTCTGGTGTAGATTTTAAAAGTAATTTGGAGACTATGCGTGAAGACCCTAAAGCTTTGGCTAATTACTATGCTGGCCGTTTTGTTGCCTGTGGCCTCGCTGCAGGCCTCGCAGCATAAGTACGACTACTTAATAGAGCGGGAGTTTAGTAAACAGCTTCCCGAATACGAGTGGCAGTGGTTCAAAGCACAACTGTACCAAGAATCTAGGTTTAAGCCTCTTGCTGTGTCCCCCGTAGGGGCACAAGGCTTGGGGCAGATTATGCCCGGTACTTGGAGAGATATAGCAGGTGGTCTTAGGCTACCTGCTCACGCTACTGCATTCGACCCTAAATTTAATGTAAAGGCTTCTGCCTATTACATGAGAAAGCAGGTTAATATTTGGACTTCGCCCCGCCCGCCACTAGACAGACTATTCTTAGGTATGGCTAGTTATAATGCAGGTGCAGGTAATATTATAAAAGCACAAAGACATTGTGGTATGCCTTCGTTGTACCGAGACATAATAGAGTGCTTACCAGAAATAACAGGACACCATTCTAAGGAGACTATAGGGTATGTGGAGAACATTTATAAATTCTATTACTCGTTTCGCTTCGGGTTATAGTATATGGCTTATAATTATAGCAGCAGTTACGGGCACAGTAGGATATAAGTCCTACAATATGGGATATGCACATTCTCAAGCGTATCACTTGCAACGAGAAAAAGAGGCAATAGCCCAAGCACTGCTTGATTATAAGGAAACAATTAATATAGGCGATTCAACTACAGAAACTATAACAGTTTACGTAGATAAAATTAAGGAAGTAGAAGTTGAGAAGATTGTATACAAAGATAAAATTATCACACGCATCGAGGAAATCTGTTCTGGCTCTACTCCTAGTAGTGACAACGACAGGGTGTTCTTGGTGGAAGGATACAACAGACTCGTCGATGCTGCTAATAGACAATCGATTGATGCAGCAGTGCCGTCCCTTAGAGCGAGCAAAGAATAATTCGGAGGGGCTACCAGAACAGATATCCGAGGTTATGAGAGTAACTTCGATAAACATGCAGAGATATGTAGAATGCCGTGAGTTACACTCTGGACTGATAAAAGCGGTAGAGACAATACAAGATAATCAGGAATAAATATGACGTATAATTACCATTTAGATCCCTTAAGTACCGGTACTCATGGTAGAGTCGTAGACAAAGTTAATCAGTCTACTGGAGTTATCGAAGGGGGACTATTAACTTACATCAACACCAGTACCATAACTATAACTGACGGCCACGGTTTGGTATTGGATGAATCGGACGTAGCAAATCCTACGTATACCGAGGTATCTTGGTCAGGTATCAGCGGAGTAACTCCTACATTGGTGCCAGGAACCACCCTGACCCACGTATACGTAGATGACACTAGCACAGTAACCTATATCTCTGCTCTTAGTGGCGGAGACATACGAGACAAGTTGTACCTAGGCTTTATCATGCACAGTACTTCCGGTGTGATAGAGAAAGTTATTAGCTCAATCAGGTATTTCGGATTAGACGCCTCCGCATTTAGAGATCTAGAGGTAGTAAACACAGGAAAGATAATTGGTGGTGGTCATTTATCCGACAACGGCTCTATGACACTATACAAAGATCCTAGTGTAACTTATGTACCAGGGGGCTGGGTAAACTCAGGCTCTTCAGGTAACCCGAACTTCATAACCCATGCAGGAGGTGAGATCAGTTTCACCTACGTAACATCACAAGGTGACATGCATGGTGCCCTGACTAACACCGTAGTACCAAACTTACTTAGCGATCCTACTACAGGAGCAGTCAGCACAACAGTAGGCTCTACAATACAAAAAGTTTACATGGACTATGAGGGTCAGATATATATTCTTATAGGTCAGATTAGTTATCCTAATATATATCTGGCTAACCAGGCGTTTAACCAGTACAATTCGACAGTAGTTCTGCCAGAGTTCTTAAAAGCAGCAATATTTCTAGGAGATATACTACTAGCCTTTAACGCTACTAACTTGTCCAGCTCTACTAATGCAGGCTTCAGGGCGTACGACCAAGGCAGCATCTATATTCTGCCTAGCTTATGGGGTTTGGACGATACAAATATATTGCTACCTAGTGACGGGCAGTACCTTAGATATGCTTCAGGGACTTGGAGAAATTCTGATCTTGACTACAATGATCTTATAAACACACCAGATATCGCAGGTACGGTAGTTAATCAGGCTACTAACGCTACAGAAGCTGACTACTTAGACGTCCACGATATTAGAGCCACTACACCTACGCCTGACGATAAGAGCAACAGACGGGCGCTCGCTTGGTTCAATAACCAAGACAGGACTCCCGATTCATCTAGCTGGACTTCGGGGCTTACTGTTAGCGGATGGGACGAGGGTTACCATTCTTGGGAAATAGCTAGTAACTCGTCTACTGCAGCGGGCGGCAATAATCTCTATTTCCGATCAGGAGTAAACACTACTTGGGGTGCTTGGGAGAAGGTACTGACAGATGCGAACTTCTCGTCGACCATACACGTAGAAGATATGAATTTCATAGCTGCAGCTGATGTAGACCCTAACACCTATGCACCCACGAAACTCTGGGCTTCATATAACGCCGCTACGGTAGGCAATTACCCTGGCTCATATACTACGGTAGTAAGCTTAGGCCAAGGTTCTACCCGTGGATTGCAACTAGCTTCCTCGTACGGTCTTGCGGAGAGTTTTTTCATACGTCGTAAGTCTGACAATGCTGGTGCTGAGAACGGTGCAGGAATTCAAAATTGGAAACTATTACTACACGAAGATAACGGTGTAACC